GCGAGAATGTATATCAACGGCGGTGTCAAGTTAGAGGACTTGAATCGTGGTAATATATTGGGAATCTATGACATTGGTAAAAGAAGAAGAATGATCAAGCCAGAAGATTCTGATGTAAATCGTTTCAAGACGTATAGAGATTTTGAAACCAAAATGCGTGAGAACTATGATCTGGATGCCATAGATAACACCGAGACAAAAGTACAAGAAAAAGGTCAAGCATCTAAAGTCTTTGAAAACGGTGATGTTCTTGTCGTTGTTCCGCATGATGAAGCCGCCGCCTGCCGATACGGTGCCGAGACACACTGGTGCACTGCTGCTAGTAAAGGCGATAATTATTTTGATCAGTACAATCGTCAAGGTAAACTGTATATTCTTATTCCAAAGAAGCCGAAGCATGATAAAGAGAAATACCAACTGCACTTCCCTACAGGTCAATTCATGGACGAGGATGATTCTAACGTATCCCTAGATTATTTATTTACTAAAAGATTTCCAAAATTGCTTGAATTCTTTTCTAAGAATGAACCCGAGATCAAAGATAGCATGTTATTCACACCTGACGAAATATTACAAAAGTATATCAATCAGATTGCAGAGATTGCCAAAGATCATATGTGGGATGTGATATCTGAATGGGAACACCAGGACAGCAATTACTACGAACAAATGCAAGAAGAATATGCTGACGAGGACGGCGAGATTGATTGGGATAAAGTTCATCGTGGTGGTGATGACTATATAAATTGGAACGACGAGGCTCGCAGATTTAGTATTGATATGCAAGAAGCAATCCGACCTTCGGCAGAAGAAATAAAAGATTTATTGGGTAAAGACACCGAAATGGAGACCCTCGATCCAATCAATACCTTACCGTATGCCATTGCGAGAAAAATAGAGCAAGAATTCCGAGGGACCGACGCCGGAATAGCGGATTTCGTTAGGAGAAATATCGACGTGAAAAAAGACGGTGATAAGTGGGTAGCCCGTCGGACAATGGCATCAAGAAGATGAGAGCGTTTGAATTCATATATGAAGAAGTAGGTAGAATGCTTGATCTCACCAAGAACTATCCGCATTATTCCATCCTTAAAGGTAAGATACTTGACATCTCGCCTAAAGGAAAGTACAAGATACAAATCGTTGATGCTGAGATAATTCCTGGTAAGAAAGCATCAGTAAAAGTCGGCGATACAGTCGTTATCGGGGCAAACTTTCTCAAGCAAGCACTGAAAGAGTCAGAGTTAGACGAAGGTTGGAAGGGCGCGGCAAAGGGGCTTGCGGCTGCCGGTGCTCTCGCTTTAGCTGGCCACACTTTTCTTCCTGACCCTGGGAAACCTGTTCCTGCTTCTAGTACTCGACCAGTCAGCAAACAACTACCAAAAGTTGGCTCAGAAATCACGCGACAAGTTGATGCACTTATCAATAATCCAACAGCAAAGGCACTTAGGAGAGAAGCTGCTATTGCCGGTATTGAGGGCGCAGAGTTAGCACAACTTATCGCACAATGCGCCCATGAAACTCAAAACTTTACTTCACTAAAAGAGTTTGGCGGGCCTACTTATTTTAGAAGATATGACATACAATACAATCCACAGAAAGCTAAGATGCTCGGGAATACTGAACCAGGTGACGGCTCCCGCTATCGTGGTCGCGGATACATTCAATTGACCGGTCGTTACAATTATAGGAAAGCAGGCGAAGCATTAGGTCTTCCATTAGAAGAGTATCCTGAACTGTTAGAACGTCCTGACATCGCAGCTAAAGCAACACTATGGTATTGGCAGACTAGAGTACAACCCAAAGTTAGTAATTTTAAAGATACTCGTGAAGTCACTAAACCAATCAATTCAGGCTTGAGGGGATTATCTGATAGAGAAGAGAAATTTAATGCCATCATGCAATTTTATAATCAACCTGTGTCTGGATAAACAATGAGAGCGCACGAATTTTTAACAGAACATCAAATGGACAACGTAGATGGTTGGGGCGCGACCCCGAACAACCAAAACGTCAATTACATGGGACTGCGTGTCAGTATGCGTCCATCAGTTTTCCTCGAGCTTGCCGCACCCCTGACAGAACCAACTAGTTCAAAAGCTATCTTGCAACATCTAGAACAAGGTGGAAAACTTGCTGCTCCGTTTCTATTGATAGACATACCTGAAGAATGGGAAGACGGTGATCTTTCTCGTCCTGCTAGAGTTTCGGGACACGAAGGTAGAAACCGAATGATCGCCTTACAAGATTTCGAAGGCACGCAAACTCAAGAAGTGCATATCTTCCCTAGACAATATCGCAATCGTCACATGACTCCAGAATGGATAGAAAAATTGAACAGCCAGTTATATCCAGAGAGAAGTGCTGAACCTATCTCAGGACCTTTTTGGCGAGAATTGATAAAAAAGGCTTGACTTCGGGTACCCATTTTGCTATATTGAATCATAGACAGACGCAACGGGAATACAATATGAATAAGCATCTTCAGGTCGGTATCGGTGGCGTCAACTGCAACTGTTGCTTTCCTGCTCCCGGTTCTAATCACCGCAAGCTGCGTATCCGCAAAGCAAAGCGTGATGAGGCTAAGGCTGCTTGGAAGATCGAGGCTATCAATAAAAATAATGACGTGTAGGTAACGAAATCAGTTGACTTCGGAAATGAAGTTTGCTATAGTAAATTTACTAAGAGCATTTCGCTTCACTTTGATAAATAATATAAAGGAATACGACATGAAGATCAACGAATTGCTTAACGAATCGGCTCACGACGATTGGGATAAAGAAGAAGAAGAAGCTCCCGATCCTGATCAGGACAAGATTCCTCATCTTGTCATGCAACTTAAGAAAGCAATTGACCTTAAGAACTATCCGATCACGTTTAAGGACGGGAACAAATCTATAATTCCTCGGAGGAGCATTCTGCAATTCATGAATCGGTACAACGACATGAAGCCGATGGATCGTGAAAAAATGCAAGAACTGGCTTCACAGAGCCTCGAAAAGTTCAACGAAGTTCTTGATACTTTCTCAGCACCTCCTGCACCGAAAAGCATTTATCGCTAAATCTGTTCATATTCCCGTCGACTACAGAGTGTCTCAGTGAAAACTGAGGCACTTTTTAAATGGCTATAAAAGGGCACATAACATCACTTGAACTCGCAAACAAAAATTGACAACAGCATGGGCCAGTGCTATATATTAACACTGACTATTGATAACAGTAGTCAGTTTTTAACAAAGGAAAAAGTATGAAGAATCTATTTGCTATCGCTGCGGCTATGTCGCTAGTTGCCTTTACTACCCCTGCCCTAGCAGAACCGACCGTGACAGGTGAAGTTCATTTTGGTGATGCGCGGGGCGGCGCCCGTGCTGATTCGACTGAATATAGGGTCGAAGCCTGGGATACTATTGGAAAGGTCAACGTCGGAGCCGAGCTTCAAGCTAACCAAGCTGCTCGTGAAGGTGAACTCCAAGCTGCCTTTTCTGTCAAGGCAGGGGTCGATGGCCCGTCTTACTTCGGCGTCCAGACTGCCGTATATGGCGAATTGGGTGGAGTTCTCGCTGATGGCAACAACGGTGAGTTTTGGGGCGTTGGCGTGAAGCTTACTAGGCCTGTGTTTGGTCCAGTGTCAGTGGTTGCTGGATATCGTCACCGTGAAGGATTTGCGAATGACTACCTCAATGAAGATCGGTTGAATCTCGGACTTTCTTATGCATTTAGTGACAAGACCTCATTTGGTGCAGGATACTATCGTACTCGAGGTACTTTCGATAGTGAAACTGTCGGTGTTTCGGTAACTCGTAATTTCTAAATAGACTAACGGAGTGGCGACAATTACATTGTCGCCATTTCCATATCTAATGATAAATATATATATTATGAGAGCTACTGAATTCATCACCGAACGTAAGCGTAAAAGAAAAAAGCCCGGGAAAAAGGCGTATGGAGGATATTTCTATCCAGGGTATACCTTTTTTGGCGTTAGTGATTCGGGCGAGTCAGGTGGCGATGGCGGGGGCGGAGAGAGCATCAACGAGGCGCCAGAGTTAGAGTTAGCCAAAAGACTCCCCTCACTCGCAAAGCATGATTATAATGCGATTGACACATTGATGAAAAAAATTGCTCGTAAGCACAAAATCACCAGCAAAGCATTACATGACTTGTTTAAAAAGAAATTCAAATCTACACCTGATCATTGGATAAAAAATAAGCTAAACGAGACAACTAGTGAAATTGATTTAGCTGATGAAGTGCAGAAGTTTGCCAATTGGGCCAGCAAGAAAATTAACCTACAGAATCCTGTAAAAATCGAATTAAGTATGGACACCGAAGAGGCCCAGACCAACCATCATACTGGCGGTCATACGCCAGGTTCCGACAGTATCTGGGTTTATGCTAAGAATCGTAATCTCGTGGATATATTGAGAACTGTATTTCACGAACTTGTCCATATAAGACAAGGTGAGCTTAACATGATCAAGCCAGGTTCCAGTTATCCTGGTAGTCCTATTGAGGCGATGGCAGACCTCTTAGCCGGAAAATACATCAAGATATATGGTGCGGATCACAATTATATCTTCCAATAGTATTGGGTACACTGCCCAATAAAAACCTTGACTTACTCTACTGTTAGCTATATACTGAACAGACTAGAAGGAGTAAACATGTCTAGAGTATTTAATTCCGAAGCTAAGTTGAAGTTAGTACAAATAATCAATGAAGGTATGGGCGTTCTACAAGAAATCGAAACGCTAAACGAAGGTCTTAACGACACTATTAAGGCAATCGCAGAAGAGCTTGACATCAAGTCAAGTATACTCAAGAAAGCGATTAAAGTGGCTCATAAGGCTCGTTTGAATGAGACGAATGACGAAAACGCTGAACTCAATAATATCCTGGAGACTGTTGGTCGTACTGATTAATGTATATTGACGCGATATTAGATAGCAATGCTGACCGCATTCGTGTAGTTGAGCGGGGCGCCGACGGGAAACGAGCGTATAAAGAATATCCTACAAACTATGTTCTTTATTATCAGGATCCTAAAGGGAAGCATCGCTCTATCTATGGTGATCCTGTAACTCGCTTTTCTAGCCGTAAACGCGGTGAGTTCGAAAAAGAGCGAAGGATCCATTCTAATAAAAAGCTATTTGAAAGTGATGTCAATGTAGTTTTTAGGTGTCTGTCTGAAAACTACCTAAGAGCAGAACCTCCAAAGCTTCACACTTGCTTCTTCGATATCGAAGTTGACTTTGATCCAGAAAAGGGCTTCAGTCCAACTTCAGATCCATTCAATCCAGTAACAGCGATCAGTTGCTATCTTGATTGGTTGGATCAGCTTGTTACGTTAGTTATTCCGCCGAAACACATGACGGATGAGACTGCCCAAGAACTGGTCAAAGACTTCCCAAATACTTTCCTGTTTCGCAGTGAAATTGAAATGTTCGAGACGTTCTTTGACCTGATCGAAGATGCAGATGTATTGACTGGTTGGAACTCAGAAGGATACGACATTCCATATATGGTAAATCGTATTACTCGCGTGATGTCTAAAGATGACACTCGCAAGTTCTGCCTCATGGGACAACTACCAAAGACTCGCACATACGAGCGATTCGGCAAAGAAGAACAGACATATGATCTAGTTGGTAGAATTCATATGGACTATCTTCAATTGTATAAGAAGTATAATTATGAATCACGACATAGTTATTCACTCGATGCTATCGGTGAATACGAACTAGGTGAGCGCAAGACCCAGTATGAGGGCACACTGGATCAATTGTACAACCGAGACTTCAAAACTTTCGTAGAATACAATCGTCAAGACACTATGCTTGTATTCAAGATCCACAACAAACTCAAATTTCTTGATCTTGCGAATGCGCTAGCTCATGAAAACACCGTACTGCTACCAACTGTTATGGGTTCGGTGGCCATGATTGAAATGGCAGTTTATAATGAAGCACATGAACGAGGATTTATCGTTCCTGACAAGAAGCGTAGGGATTCGTTTAGTGACGGACAACAAGCAGCAGGTGCGTATGTTGCTGTACCTAAGACGGGGATTCACGAATATGTCGGCGCAGTCGATATCAACTCACTCTACCCCTCTGCCATCAGAGCCCTTAACATGGCTCCAGAGACTATTATCGGGCAGGTTCGTCAAACCCTTACTGACCAGTATATGCATGAAAAGAGCATTGCTCTTGCTAAAGAAAAGCGTAAGAAAAAGAACGGCGACGATGCAGAAGCCGTAATCGGTGCTATTCTTTGGGAAAATCTATTCGGTTCATTAGAATATACTGCTATCATGAACCAAGAACGCGGTACTATGCTCACCGTCGATTATGAAGATGGTCGATCAAAAGAGATGTCTGCTGCTGAAATCTGGAAGATGATTTTTGACAGTCATAAGCCCTATATGCTATCAGCGAACGGAACCATCTTTACATACGAGAAAGAAGGCATCATTCCCGGATTGCTCTCACGCTGGTATTCTGAACGTAAAATACTTCAGAAGCAAGCTAAAGAAGCGTATGGCACTGATATGTATGAATACTATGACAAGCGACAGCTTGTTCGTAAGATTTTGCTTAACTCTGCATACGGCGCGCTTCTCAATGAGCATTGTAGGTTCTATGATAAGCGTATAGGGCAGTCAGTTACGTTGTCTGGTAGACAGATCGTAAAGCATATGATGAGTCAGATCAACGAGACTATCACTGAAAAATATCAACACGACGGTGATGCAATCGTATACGGTGACACCGATAGTTGCTATTTCTCTGCATATCATACGATCAAACCGCAGATCGATAAGGGTGAGATTGAATGGAACAAGGAAGTATGCATACAATTATACGATAATATTGCTGATATCGCAAACGATAGTTTTCCAGGCTTCATGGAGAAGGCATTTCATTGTCCCCGCAAGAACGGTGAGATCATCAAAGCTGGTCGTGAACTGATCGGAGATCGTACTCTATTCATCACAAAGAAGCGTTATGCAATTAATATCTTTGATAAAGAAGGCAAGCGCAAAGATGTGAATGGTAAGATAGGTGAGATCAAGGCTATGGGTCTTGACTTGAAACGAGCAGATACTCCTAAGTATGTTCAGACGTTCTTGATGGAAGTGCTTGAGCAGGTACTGGGCGGCGTTCCTCGCGACGAGGTTATCACTAAGATCAGAGAATTCAAGACTTGGCTTTCTGAACAAGATAGTTGGACTAAAGGTTCTCCTAAGTCAGTCAACAATCTCACTAAACATACAGCGCAGTTCGAGAAGACCGGTCAGTGTAGTGTTGGACATGCGAAAGCTGCCATCAATTATAACTACCTGCGTAAGATGAACGGTGACCAATATAGTCAGAAGATCGTAGATGGTATGAAGGTTGTTGTATGTACTCTCAAAGCAAATCCATTAGGGTTGACTTCGATTGCATATCCAACCGATGAGCTTAGACTACCGCAGTGGTTCCTTGAACTTCCTTTCGATGATAATGAAATGGAACGTAAGCTAGTCGATGAGAAGATCGATAACCTATTAGGTGTGCTTGACTGGAATATCAGAACAGATACTAACACTAACAGTACATTCAGTGATCTGTTCAGTTTCGGTTAACAACATCCTTGACAATCGTAATAAATTCCTATATTCTACACAATATAGATACCTAAATACTACAAAGGAAAAAGAAATGAAAGATTATCTGCTTGATTTGATTCAACACACTCATGGTCTGGGTGTAGTTGATCTCGTGAAGATTGTCGGTACTGATGCAGAAACGTTAGTTTCTGCGGTATCAGACGACAAGACTGTTATCGTTAATGGGACATTCAAGGCCCCGATCGCAGAATTTATTGGCACCTTCGGCATGCCTAATTTGTCGAAGTTGAAGACTATCTTGTCGTTCGATGACTATGACGACACTTCTACTATCAACGTGGGGCGAGGAACTAAGGAAGATGCGGCAGCTCCTGCAAGTATTCACTTCGAAACTAAGACGGGCGATTTCGTTAACGACTATCGACTGATGGCAAAGACATTGGTCGAAGACAAGATCAAGAAGGTAACATTCAATGGCGCCAGTTGGGACGTTTCGTTCGATCCTAGTACTGCTGGCATCCAGCGTCTAAAGAAGCAGTCGTCAGTTCACAGTGAAGACCTTCACTTCAAGACCAAGACAGAAAATAAGAACCTAGTTGTGTATTTCGGTGATCCGTCTTCGCACTCTGGCAATTTCGTATTACAGTCAGATGTCTCTGGAAGTCTCTCACGTCCTTGGAATTGGCCTGTGAAGGTTTTTCTTGCGATCATGGATCTACCCGGTGATAAGACTGTCAGCTTCTCTGATCAAGGCGTTGCCCAGATCGTAGTTGACAATCCGATCTCTAAGTATCATTATTATCTTCCTGCACAGGCTAAGTAATGATCAAGACCGTCGTTGGCAATAGATATATAATGGTCGAGGGAGGGTCACCGGCAGGAACTTACCTCAATCATACATCGAGTCCTTTGGGTGCGGGGAATGTTCGATGGAATGCCAACTTTCAATGGTTTGAAGTATATGATGGCATATCTTGGACATCGGTTGTACAAGGGCATACTAGTGTGAGTCTAACTCCTGAAGCGGCGAATATCCTTGATTGGGCTAAGAAAAAGATGCATGAAGAAACTGAACTTGCTAGACTAGCAGAACACAATCCTACTATCGCTGGCTTAATCGAACAGAAAAAAAATCTTGATGACAAGATCAAGATGGTACAAATCTTAGTTAGAGAAGAGCCGAAACTTGGAACAAATTAATCTCTCGGCGTCACATGATCCAGAATGGGCGTTGTTTTTACCAGCAGTCTCGTCTTTCTTCATCTCGGGTCTTGGCAAGCAGCGTGAAGGTGAAAACTATTTTGACCCGGCGAGAATTCCTGCGGCATTCAACGGTGATGTTGAGAAGTTAAACTTCCTTAACGAGAAGGAAGGCTTGTATACTTACAAGTGGGGCCTGTACTCTGCTGGTCACGCTAACCTAGATATCACGAAGGACGACAACAACGAATCAATCATTCGTAAGCGTGATCGCAAGAACACTTTCCTTCTAGGGGACTCAGGTGGATTCCAGATTCTTAAGTGTCAGTGGCCTGCTGACTGGAAGGATCCTAACTGTCCCCGAGCGATGAAGAAAAGAACTGAGGTCCTTAAGTGGATGGACGAATACATGGACTATGGTATGTGTCTTGATATTCCATCACAATCCCTGACAACTTATCACATTGAAGATCCAAAAACTCAGAAAAAAGACCCAGTAACTAAAAAGCCTATACCGGGTACGGGTATATCTATGCATGGCATTGCAACTATTCAAGATGCTATCACC